TCGGCGGTCTCATGGCGGACTCGGATGACGGTGCTGACGGCGGGTTCATCCCTGTAGCGCTCAACAGTGAAGTTGCGGACAGTTGGGCAGTAGCCGAAAGCGGGCTCGTTGATGGCAGGGTTTTGTGGCACATAAGCGATTATCACATTGTCGCTGAAAACATAAGACAACGATTCGGTCGCCCCTTCAACTGCCGTGTTGATGAGCGCCTCAGAAACCAAAATTTCACGGACTTCAAGCCATTGGGCAAGGATATTGGGAGTGAACTCACGGGTCGTGTATTTCAGCCTATCGGCGACTTGGGCGTGCTCAACGAGCACATCCCAAACTGCCCTGCTCATCACTACGGTCGTTGGGCGAGCGCCAATTCTGCCTTGAATAATCCTGATAGCGTTTTTGATGTCGGTGATTGGAGTTGAACCTGCCGCATCCCATTTCGTTGACGGTGTGGTGTAATAACCCGCTGAGTAAAGGGCGTTGTATGCAGCATCGTGAATTCGCTTCTCTTGCGCAAGCGAGAGCATGTCAACGAGCGTTGTCGTCGCCCGCTCAAATGGGTCAATAGGGTTGACAGAGTTGGCAACGATGCGGTCATCAACTGCAATTTCAAGGCTGAACTCTTGACACATGTAATTTACCCAGTCAGTCGTCCAAGTGATTCGTCTGCTTTCAGCGCCGACGCCCCTTGCAGCGTTTTCAAGTCTAAACGCTTCTTTTCCGAACTTGACAATTCTGCCTGCGCTCTGCCTGACAGCGACAGGTTTAAGCAGTTGAGTGCCAACCATGCCTTGCGGCCGGTATGCGATGGCAATTTGCGTTAACACTGGGTCGCTGATCAAAACATCACGAACATCTTGAACTGCAGCCATTATTCGTTCACCTCCTTAGTTTTTTGCGCTGACGGCAAAGGTTCTGGGGTGATGTCTCTTTGTTCGCATTCCAAAACGCCCCAAGAAGTTAGTTGGACGCTTCTTAAGGTCGCCCATTTCACTAAGTTCAAGTCGCACAAAAGTTGCAAGTTCCTGAGCACTGTCATCTGCTCGTCTGCACTTTTCGCATTGAAGGCATCGTAAAGTTCATCAAGGGTAACACGGTGGTATTTGCCAGATTTTTGCCATGCAGAATACAAAAGCGAAAGCAATCGCTCCCTTATTTGCCTGTCGGTCATGGACATCACCTCAGAATTCAAACGGAGCAAGCAGGATTTCAATGACTTGCCCTGCTGCTGTCGCTGCGGTCAACGCAAAGCCCAAAACTCGCTGTTGACCCGTCGGTGGGTTTGATGAAGCGGCGCCGTGGTTGTGGAAAGTGCCTGCCGCTTGGACTCGTCCATTGCCAGCGGAAGTGACAGCAGCACCAACGCTGATCGCTCCGTTAGCAACCGCTTTCGTCACGCCGTAAAGCATGACTGAAGCAGCCTGACCTGCAGTCGGTGTGTTTTGCAAAATGCCGATTGCACGCTCGTTTAAAGCAGCAAGCACAACATTCCCGTTTGCATCTAACCTGACAGGCGCATAGCGATAACTTGACAAATCAGCACCTGCAATGAACGAAACGACTAACGCTTCCTTGAAGGTCGCCATCATTTCTCACCTCCCAAGCGAACGCCGAAGTGTTTGTAAGCAAGGTCGGGACGCATTTGAGCAGCGATTTTGAGAGCCTCGCTGAATGGGATTGACCGTTCCTTTGCCAAATTCTCCGCAAAGGTTTGAAGCGTTTCTTCTTCCTCGCTCTTCGTTGATGCAAAGCCAATCTCGCCGAGCGGGACAAACTGAATGCCCCTGATTGCTTCAATCAACTTGTTCGCTTGTTCATCGTTCAACTCCACGAGAACTTCAAGCAACTTGTCACGAACAGCAGGGGCAAGGGCATATTTGCCCTCGCTGAACCTGATGTTTGCGAGAGTCTCGCGGAACTGGAGTTTTCTTTGCTCTTTGCGCAATTGCTCCAGTTCCGTTGCAACTTTCTGGAATTCGTCAACAGTAACGACTTGCTCGCTCATTCGTCTTTCACCTCCTTCAAACTTTGAACGAAGGCGTTCGGCGATTGACCGAACGCGCTCTTTTGTATCGCTTGGCAAATCAACGCCTCCTCTCGCACCAGCGAGAATTGCCAAAACTTGGACGACTGCTCGGAAAATGACGCGCGGTTGACCGTTGACAATATCAACGACTGGGAGTTTGTATGAGCCGAATAGTTGCGGGTTGTTTCGGTCGTAAGCGAGAAACCTTCTCCGGTAACGCTGCCATTCCCTTTCGCCCCATTCATCGGGATCACGGTCGGAAACCCACGAACGCCAGCGTCGCTCGCTTGCATCAGCGTCCCATTCGTAGCCTCGGTCATCGTGGATGGGGATGTCAAGTGGGTCATTGTTCGCTACCCAATCGGGCTCGGCTGCTGCAAGTTCTGTCAAGGCTTTGAAAAATGGTCGGTTCGTCAACGCCACACCTGTCAAGACATCTTTCAGTTCTTTGCCACTGATTGGGTCAATTGCACCGCCCAGTTCAACGCTGAGATACCGAAATCTGCCTTTCTCAACTGCTTCCTTTCCGATGTCCGTCCATTCAATTTCTGCGTAAAGACCGTCATCGCGAACTTCCAATGCCTTGACCCAGCCTGCCGCTCCGAGCGGGGAAAGTTGATGTTCAAAGTTGACAGGGACTTGTTGACCGAAAACACCGCTGTCAAAGTTTTCTTTCAGTTTGCGCAAATATGCCTCGTCAAACTTGTAAACCTGTCCGCCACGACGGAAAGTCCCCTTCGGCAAGATGCGAACCCAATCGCCAAACTGGATCGGCTCGTTGAAAGCGACCTGCATCACCAACTCACCTCCGTGAGTGCAAATCCGAGCGGACTGCCGAATGCGTCGTCAAAAGTCAATCGTCCAACGGGAGCGAGTTTGAGCGGGACTGCGTTTTCAGCGATGATGCGAGCGTAATCAATGGCTCGCCCAAAGTGATCTTCACGACCTTTTGCGTAATCGCGACCTTTCTCAGTGTATTCAATGATGTAGTTCATCAAGTGCCGAACAATTTCTTCTGTTTGTTTCAACCCTCGCTTTGGCAAAACGATTGTCCCGTTCAGAACTGCATCAACAGTTCCGTCCATCAACTCAACACGGGGGACAGAAATTGCAAGAATTGGCGCTCCCAACTTTTCGTCCTCATTTGTGATTGAAATCCCCTTGCCTGCTGTGTCGTAAATCAGAGCGCCTTTGACTTCAGGTGGCAAACTTCGGAGCAATTTCTTTGCGCTGTCTTTGTAAGGCATAGCGTTAACGCCGACTGCGCAAACTTTCAAGTCAAGTAGCCGCCTCAAAGCAGTCTCCCACTTATCTTTGCCTTTGATTTCCTCAGCCCAAACGATGTAAAGCCGTCCATCATTTGTTTGCTCAAGAACGATCAAGTGATTTGTGTCGCCGACATCCATGCCAGCATATCTCTTGTTGCCTTCAAAAAGCATCCCCGTTATCTCATGAGTTCCGTAAAAGCACTTGTCCGGCGTGATTGGCTGTCTTTCACCACCGGAGTAGGGCAATCCCAAGACGCTGTTGTAAAATCGTTCCTTTCTACGAAGCGAAAATTGCGCTTGATGCCAAAGTTGGGCAACTTCTGTTGCGGTCATCGTTGATGAGTAAAGTTGTGTCAAGTGATAGCCGTGAGCGTCCCTGTCGGGGAATTTACTGACCCATTCTTTTTTCAACGACCGCATGTTGACCAAAGATTTGCAAACTGGACAGCAATATTCAAACTGCCATCGCCTATCCCATAAAGTTGCGTCCCAATCAGCGCCCCACAAAACTGGTTTGCCTTCAATGGTTGCCATCAAAACTTTCGGGAAATTCTCTTCAAGCACGAACCATTCCTTGCATTTGTCGCAGCGAAACTGTAAATACCGCTGATCCGTCATCGCGAATCTTTCGTCAATGCCGTAGCCTGCGACGGTTGGCTGGCTGAACCATCTTTCCCACTTAAGTGGAGAGTGGTAAAGACGCTCTTGCAAAGCATCTGCAAGTTCGGGCTTGAGAGTTTCAACTTCGTCAACGAAGATTGCGTCAAGCGGGAACATTCGGACATCCGCTTCGTTTTGAACTGGCATGTAAAGAACCCAAGCGTTCCAGAATCTCTTCGCCCACATGTTCGCCTGAAGCCTGTAGCGCTTTGGCACTCCCTCAATTTCCTCTTCCTGAACCCATTCTGGCGTCGCATCTTCAACGAGCGCTTTTTGCAAAATCGGGTTGACACGAATCAAACTGTCAACACGCTGCTGAACTTGCATTCTGACGAAACGGAGCGATGAGAGAAAATAAGCAGATGAGAAACCTTTCTTTGCGAGCCAAAACTGAAGCCTAATCATCAATTCAGTTACGCCTTTCTGAGCAGCCTTTTCAACGACGACGACCCTCGCTTCGTCTTTTGCGATTTCAACGAGATCATCGTGGTCGTCAAGCCTGTAGGGGTTGCCGTTTCGGAGCAAAAGGGAAGTGGCAAATTCAAGGGGATCATCTTCATTAGTTGCTTGGCTTGTGTTTCTTGTCGCTTTCTTCTTCAGCACCCGCCTGAGTGCTGGATCCACTGCTGCCCTTAAACTTGCTGCGGATAATCGCTTTAAGGCGCTCAGCATCTTCAGCATCTACGCCGTAGACCTCCCGCTCGTAAGTTTCCTTGACAATTCGCAAACGAAAACCCTTCCGTCTCGCAAGGTGATAAAGATAGTCAGGCATGACGAAAATTCCTTCTTCAGCAAGTTCGTTCCTGATGCGATACAAACTCTTAAGCACATTAAATGCCACCTGCATTATTGTTACCACCTCAGTTGTCAAAGTGGTTTGACATTCTGTCAAACCTTATTGACAGATTTTGCAGCAATAATCCCGTCGGTGATGCTCCGTGCCAACAGATGCGTGGGAACTGCTCGCAGTGTTGAAAGGATTCTCACGGTGTAGGCTTTGTCGGCTTGACAAAGAGCAACAGGAGCAAATTTGGCAATGGTTCAAAGAAGGGCGTAGTTACATTGAAATCGCAGAAAGGTTAGGGACAGATTATCAAAGCGTCTATAG